ATATCTTCAGTGTTGACAGTAAAATTACACAAACCATGGTTGAAGACAAAGTATATGAAAAATGTTGGCACTACACTCCGTCTTTAGAAGTCAACAGATACCTTCCACACCTGCAACTTATTCCAAACAATCCTGGATGGATATCAGGCAGTGCGGCATTTTGGACTTCCGCTGTGCATGGACACACAAATATTTTTCTAATAGGTTTTGATTTTCGTGAGTATGGCAAAGATAAACTTAATAATATCTACCAAGATACAAGGCACTATGGACCGCGGAATGGCGAAGAAATAATGCAAGGTTGGTTAGATCAATGGAGAAAAATACAACACATGAGACCATACTGCAATTTCAGTGTGGTTCACAATAACCCTCCTGAATTTTTGAAAGTTAGTAATCCAAGTGCTAATAAGAATAAATTTAAAATTTTAAATTATAATGAATTTAACGAAACAGTGTTAGACCGTGATGTTTAAATTTTGATCTAAAACTGTAAAAGTTTTTGTTGTGATTAGAATATGGATCTTCCATTACCTGCATCTGATACAAATGCACCATTTCGTGTGCTAGAGTTTCAATAAAATCTTTCCATTTTGGAAATTTACAATGCAGTTCTAATTTGTAATCAATATCAGTTTTTTCATAGGGAATAACTCTCTGATCATAGGTGCCGGCTCTGGCTTTTCTATTGTCCCAATTGGCCACCACTCTTCCCCAATCGCCTACCAACCTTTTAACATAGATGTTAGGTTCCACCAATCTACCACTAAAAAGACCCCTGTTAAGGGTTCTAAACCAGCTCTGTGCTACTGGTAAAGTTGGTTTGTAGGTCTTTATGTGTTCTCGCTTCTTAAGGGCATTTTTGACCCTTAATCTGATTGACCTTTTAGTATTTTTTATTTTTTTTTGCATATCAATTGACAAATTTACCAAGTGTGTTATACTTGTAATTATCAAAATAACGGAGTTTAATATAACGTCATAATATGAGTACTAAAAAGCCTAAAACCATAAATGAACTAATTAAAATACTAGCATATAATGACTGGGCATGGACGTGTAAAGATATGGCACCTCACCATAAAGATCGTCCAACTGTTACGTCTTTGGCAGAAGCACCTTATACATGGACAGAAAGACAAGCCAAGTTAGCAGTTGTGCTGATTAAAAGATACAGAACAAAATTTGAATCAAGGGGATTTAAGATAAACGACCTAATAGTAAATCCAATTTTCGATCAACCATTCAGAGTCATAAACTCCGCAAAAACAATTGAAGAAGACATAGACAATGATGAAAACGAAGTTTTGATTGTGCGTTTTCCTTATGTAAAAAAAATAATAGAAATTTTAAGATGTTTGAGAGATAGAAAAGGATTGCCAGAAGGTTATTTTTCTTATGATGGAGAAACTAAGACATGGACAATACGTAAAACTGATGTCACAACATATTACATAGTAGCAATAGGAATAAGATTTAACTTTGAATTTTCGTCAGCACAACTTCTAGATCAATATGTAGAAATTAAAAAAGAAAAATTAAAACACAAACAGGTATGTGCAGTTTTACATGATAAAATTGAATTACTTAATGCTTCAGACTCCTTAATACAGTATTGGAATAAAAACGTTATAGATAAAAAAACATTGGTTCAACTTGATGTGTGTAAAAATTTAGGTGTTCATCAGAAAGGTATTAATGTAAAAGCCTATACAGACATTGGAAAAAAGATAGCACATAACTCTAACAACATGCTATGGATTGATAAAGCAAGTTATACAAAAGATCACATAATAGCCGGCTTATGTGAACTAGATTGCTTTCCATTAATAATGCCTGTGTCTGGTGAAATAATAGATAGCATAGAAGACACACTTGACATGCAACAATGGATAACCTGTTTTGAAAGACATGGGTTTACTGAAAAAAATTTAGCATTTGGTTTTGAACTTAAAGAACCAAAACTTTGGAAAGATGCAAACGAAAACGAAAAATTTGATATAAAAATGAACAATTGGAAAAAAAGAATGGACGACCAAACTTGGCAAATCGGATACGACCTGTACCAACTCAGCAAGACATTTAAAACACTAACAAAAGATACTAAAATATATTTTGTGAGAAACAAACTTACAAGATCATTTATGAGAGCTAATTTAAATTTTAAATGTTCGCTGACAGCAATTGGAGGAGGTTTTTACCATACCGGAGGAGAGAAAATAAAAAGATTGCTTGATAATTTGCCAAAAAAGTTGTATTATAGTACATCAGAGCCTTTAAGTTACCAGTGGAAGGATCGTGCTATAATAAAACTATGAGTTCTTGTAAATTAGTAATCAAAGATGAAGTAAATGTTAAATTTGAAAATTTATCATTGGAATGGCGAAAAAGATTATCTAACAAATTCAAATACGAAGTTCCTTATGCACGACACTTGCCTGCTGTAAAGTTAGGCAGATGGGACGGTAAGATTGCATTTTTTGGTCTAGGAGGCACAACCTATCTCAGTTTGGTGGATCAAATACTGCCTATACTAGAAGAAGGTGGTGTGTATGTTGAATTTGAAGATCAAAGAAAACAACACAATTTTGAATTTAAATCTATAGACAAAAATTATTTAAGTCACATTAATTGGCCTGAAGGACATCCTTGTGCAGGACAACCAATTGTTTTAAGAGATTATCAGATAGAAACAATAAACAAGTTTATTGAAAATCCACAATGTATTCAAGAGATCGCAACTGGTGCAGGCAAGACCATTATTACAGCGGCACTGTGCCAGTTAGTCGAACCCTATGGCAGAACACTAACAATTGTTCCAAACAAAAGTCTAGTCACGCAAACAGAAGAAGACTTTCTTGCGTGTAATTTGGACACTGGAGTCTATTATGGTGACAGAAAAGAAGTTGGCAGATACAACACAATTGCAACATGGCAATCACTAAATGTTCTCGAAAAAAAAAGTAAAGACGAACATTCAACAGAATTTAAAGAAATGATACAAGGCATCAATACAATTATTATTGACGAAGTACACATGGCCAAAGCAGATGTCTTAAAAAGAATGTTGACTGGCCCTTTTGCACACTGTGGCATTCGTTGGGGACTTACAGGAACAGTGCCAAAGGCTGAATACGAGTTTATGGGAATTAAATGTAGTCTCGGCGAAGTTGTAAACAAGATTGCGGCCAGCACTTTACAAGACAAAGGTGTACTTGCAAACTGTAACGTGAATATCTTACAGACACTTGAAACAAAACAGTTTAGCAACTATCAAGAAGAACTAAAATGGTTAACCACCGATGACAAAAGAATGAATTATATTGCACAGACCATAAACACTATTGCTAGTTCTGGAAACACGTTAATACTGGTGGACAGAATAAGTGCAGGAGAAATGCTTGAAAAGAAACTACCGGATTCAGTTTTTATATCAGGATCAACAAAAACTTTAGACAGAAAGGAACAGTACGATGAAGTTAAACTTGCAAAAAATAAAATTATTATTGCCACATATGGAGTTGCCAGTGTTGGCATTAATATTCCTAGGATTTTTAATCTTGTTCTCATAGAAGCAGGAAAATCATTTGTGAGAGTAATTCAATCAATTGGAAGAGGAATAAGGAAAGCAGAAGACAAAGATCATGTTGAAATATGGGATATAACAAGTTCTTGTAAGTTTGCAAAAAGACATCTAACACAAAGAAAAAAGTTTTACAAAGAAGCAAATTATCCGTATAATATAGAAAAAATAAATTATGAAAATTCTTTCACTTGATAACGTAACATATAAACTGGAAAAAATACCAGAGTTTGTAGATGACAAAATGAGATTCGCGGTGCTTGATAATAGTGATCCTGCCAATCCTGATTACTTTTATATTCCTTTGATATTTTTAGAATCTTTCAATTCACCGGCGGCTGTTCTACAAATAGGAAAATACAAAGTAAGTATGCCTTTAGATTGGAAAATGGTGATAGGTGAAGCAGAACAAGGCGAACTCCATGTTATGCCTATAACCAGTTTAAATGATAGAGGCTTTGATGCGTTTCTTTTTAATCCGTTAACAGGTGGCATGCCAGAATTTGCACAAATAGATATAGTCGACATTTACACTGAAGTCAAATGGTACTTTCCAAAAATAAAATCTGGACAATTACTTGCTGTGCCTCTCGCTGATGGAAAAAATCCACCATGTGCATATTTTGTCAAAGATATTTCAAGACAGTGTGAACTACTAGATTATGGACAATGTTTCTAAAAGGAAAATAAACAGTAAAATTGTAAAAATAAGAGCACCGGTTTTGTTAGTGCAACAGGGAGATGGTAACGAAGAACCTGTATGGATGGAAAGAAATTTTTTTCCAAACTTGCTAGATTTGATTAAAGAGTATAAAATAAAAATTAAAGGATTTAATTTTATGCAAAATCATGTAAAAATATATTTTGAAGATTATAAACATGCAACTAAATTTAGATTGATATATGAAGGCAAAGAATACAAATAGAAAGTTTTTTGAATTGCGTAATGGTCTTAAAGCCATAGATTTCAGAAACAAAGATTATTTTGACAGGATTGATGAAAAAGAAAAGTCTTTGTATTCTCCTTACATGATCATGCGATATGCATCAAGTGTGACAGGAGATCAATTCTATCAAGAACACTATGTTGAAATGATTAACGAGTGTGTGAACAAACACTTATTCACACTGTCAGGAAAACATAAAAAATTATGTTGGATATTGACTGCTATGTGCGGTGGACTAAAACAACAGTTTCATCCATGGATAAAGCCAATGAAACGTGTGCCCAATAAAAGTTTGAAACAATTGCAAAAAGTTTTCCCACAAGCAAAAGAAACAGATCTCGAAACACTGGATAAAATTATTACTGACAGAGAATTGGAAGAACTATTAGAGGCACATGGTATTGAGTAAATTTAAATGTGATTACTGTGGCAAAGAATTTTCAAGAGAAAGAACATTACAGGTTCATATGTGTGAACCTAAAAGAAGACATCTACAAAAATCAGAAAAATGGGTGCAAAATGGATTCATTGTGTTCCAACGTTTTTACGAAATTCATCAAAAAAATACAAAGAAAAAAACGTATGAAGATTTTTGTAATTCATCATACTATAATGCATTTGTAAAATTTGGACGATACATGATGCATACCAATCCATTGTATCCAGAAAAATATATTGACTACGTGATATTATCTAGAGTCAAGTTAGATCATTGGAGTAGAGACGATTTGTATGAACAATATCTAAAAGACACTTTAAAAACAGAACCTGTAGAAGCCGCATTGAGAAGATCCATAGCAACAATGATGGATTGGGCACAAGAACAAAATGTACAATGGTCAGATTATTTTCGTTTGGTCAATACCAGCAGAAGTGTACAACACATACAATCAGGTAAAGTATCGCCATGGTTGGTGCTAGGTTGTGAAGCAGGCAAAAAAATGTTAAAATCATTTACAGACGAACAATTGCAAATGATACAAACATATATTGATCCAGAATTTTGGCGTAACAAGTTTAAAAATTATCCGGCAGATATTTTGTTTGTGCAAGAAACAGCCAAGGAGGCACACATTGAGTAAATTTGATATCAACATAGATGATCACTTAGATATGGAAATTGGTGACAGTGTTATAGTAATCAAAAAAGATGGCACAGTTGGCAAAGTAATATTGCCAGAAATGTCGCCAGACACACAACAGACGGCAGGATATAAAAAAATGCTTGATGTACTTGATATGCTAAAGCCTGGCACAAAAGATGATTTTATAAAACACAATAGGAAAAAATTACACTAATGCCTGATGTAGATATAGATTTTGTTGACAGAGAAAAAGCGTTGAAGTTGTTTAAACATACTCCAGCGTCAATTATAAAAGAAGACAAAAACGAAAAACATAAAACTGGTGTTTATTTCCATAGTATACCAAAAGATCCTGTAACAGGACATGCAAGTATTGATTATAAAAAAGCAGAAGATAGAGGATATTTTAAAATTGATTGTTTAATGTAAACATATACAAAAACATCAAAGACGAGCAAGAACTAGTTGAATTAATGATACAAGAGCCCAATTGGGAAATGTTGAAAGATAAAAAAATTGTTGACGAATTATTTCATTTAAATGGACACTTTAATATTGTATCAAAACTACAACCAAAAACAATAGAACAACTTGCGGCTGTGTTGGCAATTATAAGACCAGCCAAAAGACATCTAATGTACAAATATTGGAAAGATATAATGCAAGAAGTTTGGATCAAACCTACAGATGGTAGTTACTTCTTTAAAAAATCGCATGCAGTTGCATATGCACAGGCCATAGTTGTGCAGATGAATTTGATAGCAAAAGGTAAATATGCTTTTAGTGTACAACCGGAAAAAGAAACTCACTAAAAAACAAACTCTCCCAACAGTAGAATTGCCTGATGATTGGAACTATGGCGTTGAATTTGCCAGACAACTTGATCTAGTTAAAAAAACAAAAAAACCTTCCAAGTTAACAGTGTCGAAAGGATTTGAAATAAAATCATGGGTTCGCGAATGTTTACCCGAATGGCAAACTATTTGGAAAAAGAAAAATGTTGAAATTAAATGGCACGGTGGTTATCGTGCTTTTTTTTTGCGTTATATTAAATAGGTCTTCTTACTAATTGTATTGTTCTTCTTTTAACACGCTTTTTAGCAATGTCACTTAATCGCACACAAGGTCCATGCACAATTTGAATATCTTTGGTAGATAAAGAAATTAAGGTTGATTTGAAATAACTCCAATCACCTCTTAAAAATATATTAATTGGAATTTTCCTATTTGATTCCCACCACCAAGTTTCACCCAACTTAAGATATTTCATTTTGTCTTCTGGAAGCATTATTCGTCCATAGTCATAGAAACTAGTCACTTGGTTATCCTGGTTTGATATAATACCAACAAACTCAAGGTCTCCCTTTCGTATGAGTGATAAAAAAGGAAATTTCTTTCCAAGTGTTTCAAAAACTTCGTTCATGCTATTCAATAAATACTGTTAAATATGCTATATGCAAACAGTATCAAGGTATTTACTTACAAATTTGGTAATAGCCTATATAAATGGTTATCACGGGAGAAATTCTAAGGTGTACGACAGGAGATTAAAAATATTCAGAGGCGTTTCTAACCCTATCACATTCACATTCAAAAATGAAGATCAAAAGGCCCAGGACGTCACAAGCAAAACATTTGAATTTGCTCTCATAGACACAGACAGTAAAAAAGCAGTTTTGACCCGTACTTTAACAATTTTGGACGATGGATCAACATTTTCCACCAAAGGCACAGCATCAGTGTCAATCACGGACGGTGATATGCTATCTTTGGATGCTAAATTTTATGACTATTCTGTGAGAGAAATACTAACAGATGGATCAAGCACTTCATATCAAGTGACCTACGCAGATACAGGCTACAATTCAGCAGGATCAGTAGAATTGATCGACGGAGGTTTCCCATCGTTTGTGGCAAGCCAAACTGCAGAATCATTTACTGCTAATACCAGCAACAATCCCTATCCTTTAAAATATGTTTCCAACGAAACAATACAAGGGTATCCAGGACAAAACAACAATGACGCACTACATACAATTGCTGTCTATACCGCTGGTTTTTCAGGCACCTTAAAAGTTTTGGGCACAATGTCAACAACTCCTGCTTCAACAGATTTCTTTACCATAACAACAATCACTGACTTATCAAGCACAGGTGTAAAATACTACAATTTCAATGGCGTTTACCAATTTATAAAATTCAGTTATGACAACGCAAGTGGTAACACAGGCACCATTGACAAAATCCTTTATAGACAGTAAAATATAGGGTATGAACCTGATCCAATCTACTATTCTGACATCGTTGCCTGCGGGCCGAAAGAAAACTCCATCAGGGTGGATAGCATTCAACGCTCCTTGCTGTATTCACAACGGTGAAACACAGGACAAGAAAAAACGTGGAGGTATCATGACTAGTGCTGATGGCACCATATCATATCACTGTTTCAATTGTGGTTTCAAAGCCAGTTATGTTATTGGTAGAAAACTTTCACAAAAAATGCGTCTGTTTATGAGTTACATTGGAATTGCAGATGACACAATACGTAAACTAGCCATAGAAGCAATGAGGCATGAAGAAGGAGATAACAAATACGAAAAGAAAAAATTTGTTACGTTTAACAAAAAGCAATTGCCACAAAACACAAAAAGATTAGAGCACTGGCTTGAAAATTACACAACACTTTCACAAGAAGAACAAAAAAACATAGATACACTTTTAAGTTATCTTGGCAGTAGGGGCATCGGAGCAGACTGGTATGACTTTATGTATTCTACAAACAAATATTTTGATGTTAACAAAAGATTGCTTATTCCTTTTTATTGGCGAGGCGACATTGTTGGCTTCACAGGAAGATTATTTGAACCGTTGAAAAAAGTAAAATATTACACAGATGTTCAACCTGGTTATGTTTTTAACATGGATGCCCAAGACTGGTCCAGAAAATTTGTTATAGTTACTGAAGGTCCATTTGATGCGATTACCGTTTCTGGTGTTAGCATACTTGGTTCAGAGATAAATGATATACAAAGAGATCTTATAAATGGTCTTAACAGACAAGTAATAGTTGTGCCTGATAGAGACGCTCCAGGACAAAAACTTGTAGACCAAGCAATAGAATTTGGTTGGAGTGTTGCTTTTCCAAAATGGGATAACGAGGTTGCTGATGTGGCTGACGCTGTGCTAAAATATGGTAGATTGTTTACGATACAATCAATATTAAAAACAACTGAGACTACAAAATTAAAAATTGATTTAAAAAGAAAACTTTATGGCTGAATACACATTTGATGTACAAAAACTTTATTTAGAAATGATGCTGGCAGATGCTGAGTCATATGCTAGAGCACAAAACATTTTTGATTCAAAATCATTTGACAGAAAACTACAACCAATTGCGTCATTTATAAAAGACTATTCAGAAGAATACAAAGTGTTGCCTGAAGTGGAACAGATCAATGCTAAATTTGATATTAAACTTAAATCAGCAAAAGATCTAGATCCAAGTCACTTTAATTGGTTACTGGATGAGTTTGAAACATTTTCCCGACACAAAGCACTGGAACGTGCAATACTTGAATCAGCAGACTT